GATGCTGGAGACAAACTACTTACATTTGCTACCGATCTAGGTATGTCAGCAGGAGGTGGTCTTGCATTAGGCAGACTTGGTGGCAAGAATCAAGCTGTTGGCACGATGCTTGATATGGTTGGCTCCTACGGTGGAGCGATGGGAAGTATTCCAGTCAGCGAAAAGCTGCTGCAAGGTAAAGACGCACTGATGGGCGGTAAAGGTGAAACGCCTTGGCAGCGTATGTCACGTGAGCAGCAACAACAATTTGCTGAGCAAATGGAAATCGAACTGCTACAGAAGTACGGATTGCTAACGCCTGGTATGGGTCACAACATTGGCCAGGCAAACGTAGCAAACGTGGGAGTGTTCGGCAATGGCATTGCGTAGAAACCCAGAATATATGCCTGGCAATAATGACAGGTATAACGACGACAATCGAGGATTCCTTCAAGCATTTGGAGACGCTGTAGGTGAAGGTCGTGAGGACTGGTCACGTCAATTCCGCCAGAACCGTAAGAACCAAGGTAAGGATGAAAACGCTGTACGTGCTTCAGAACTTTTTGGATCACACCCAGGCATCTCACGAACCAATGAGCTAATCCACGAGGTCCTTAAAGCACGTCGGCCTCAGTATGCACAATCAGATACGGCAAAGCTGATTGAGCAACAGATGCAAGTTCGCAGGGACTTAGGCATAGGTAGAGAGAAAGCGGGCAACGGACGGCAGACAGGCCAGCTGCTTGGCACTGCTGCTCACGACATCGTCAACGACACCAGTCGTGGCGTGTACTGGCTTCTGAATGCAATGCAAGCCACCACCAATGTGATTGGTGAAGCCACACTTGGTAAAGCAGTACCCGAGCTGTACGGCAGGCACAACGTCGCCATCCCACTACAGCAGGGTGGATACATGGATGCAAACATGAAATCCAAACAAGACAAACAGTGGTTAATAGATAGTGGTTACTTAGATGCCTCAGGCAAGCCCAGGTCTGGTGTGCAGATTGAGGAAGGCGGAGTCGTTACAGACAGGAACTTCAACCCAGGACACGTAGCTGCACTTATGGTGCCTGCTGGTGTTGCCGTTAATACAGGTTTAGGGTTGATGACACCATTTGGTGGTGCAGAAGGTTACTACGCCGTAAACCCCAGTCCTGAAGATCCCAATAAAACAAACAACGTAATCAATGAAGTAGCGCTCAAATACATTATGGGCAAACAGGGTAACTTGTTGCCATACGATGAGTTCGTAAAAGTACGCCCTGACGTATCTATTCAAGAGTACGCCAACTACAAGGGTGACAAGTACGACAACAAAGAGGACTACAACCCACTTGACGGGGACATTTCTGTCCTAGGCGGTGCATTCAAAGCAAACGTCCAAGGCATCCACGGACCAGAGGCCAGCATCCTTGGTCGCGCACTACCGCTGACTACAGGCATTACTCCATTTGTAGGTGCAACGGCTGGTGCCGTACTCGGAGCGCGTCGTGGTCGTAGGAATATCAGTCAGGCCAATCCCAGCGGTACAGTTATCCGTGACGGGATGCTTGGAGCAACTGGAGGTTTAGTTGCAGGTCAGGGTCTTGGATGGGCAGCTGAGCACACTCGCCGTGCTCTAACTGACGAAAGAGATGACAGCCAAGGGATTGTTTAAAATATAGAAAACAGAATCAATAACTATGCGTGATACTGCAGCTAGCATTACTAGTCGAATGGCTGGCGATATTTTCAAGCCACCCAATTTTATGCAGCAACGTGAGAACTATCAAGATCACGCTGTCATTGGATTAAAGAATAGAGCAGAAGAACAATCAAATGTATTTGCTGCTGACGCGAAAGTACAAGGTTATGGTCTAGCTGCTGCAAGCCAAATAGCTTCTGCAGAAGCTGAGGCAGAAGCGATTGCAGCTGCAGGCGCAGCAGAAGGACAAGCCTCAATGTTCAGTGGCGCATTTGGTGTGTTAGGTGATTTTGGTGGTGCTATGGCTAGCAACCTTAAGTTAGGAAAAGGTCTCTTTGGTCGAGCACCTGAAGCAGAAGAGACAACTTGATAAAATACAAATAGCGTAATCATAGACATAGATGCAACAACGAGATCCAGAGCAGTTTCTAAATAGACGTACTGGTCGGTCAGGCGGGATGCAGTTTGGCTCATTTGACCAAGACAGAGGTTTCCAATCCACTGCAGCTCAAGGGGCAGGTGAAGTAGGAGCAGCAGCGGGGATGTCAACCTTGTCTGATGTCCACGACGTAATGCGGAAGAACTCTCCGCAGTTCGGAAAGATTGGAACAATGAGCATGGATGCTCGTTCCAAAATGCGCCAAGCAGCCATACAAGCAGAGTCTGATGTTGCAGCTGCAGGTCTGCAATCTGCTGCACAAGTCGAAGCTGCTCAAATTACCGCTGAGGCGCAGAAAGAAGCTGCACAAGCCAAAGCACAAGGTTCAATGATTGGCTCTGCACTTGGAGCTGTTGGTAGCATTGGCGCTGCCCTCATTAGTGACGAGACAACAAAGAATACGATTGAAGCAATTGATGATGCCCTGGCTACTCTACGTAGTTTGAGGCCAGTGAGTTTCTATTACAATGAAGAGTATAGTTCAAACCCTGAACGACTTCATTACGGATTCATTGCTCAGCAGTACGCCCGTGTAATGCCTGATGCAACTTACTTTGATGAAGACTTAGGCAAGTTGCGCATTGACACAACAGAACTAATCAGCCTGCTTGTGCGTGCAGTACAGCAGCTTGAAGCCAAAGTTACACGCCTTGAAGCGTCAAACGCATTAGTAGGAGTTAAATGATGTCTGTTGGATCAACGCCTCCAGGTTATACATATCACCGAGCCGCATATCCTAGTTCTTCACCGCTGCCTGGTGTAGACAAAGGTCCAATGCATGGATGGGGTAGAACTCTATTAGACATTGGCGGTACAGCAATGGCTGGGGTTACACCCTCAGCTCAAACACAAGTGCTGCAAGCTAAGGCAGTTGGACAAGGCCTAGGTCAAGCACAGCGTTTGTTTGGTTACACGGGACAGACTGCAGCCCATACAGGCCGTATGGCAACTGCAGCACTACGTACCAATCCGCTGCTACGTGCAGGTATGAAATGGGGTGGACCATTGGCTGCTGGTTTTGCAGTTGGTGACCTAGTAATGGGTGATGAGAGTTTTGGCAATAAAGCAATGGACGCTGCATTTATGACAGCAGGTGGAGCACTCGGTTCATTCGTACCTGTTGTTGGTACTTCTTTAGGTATTGCAGGTGGCAAGATGGTGAGTGACGCAACCCAGTGGTTGTTCGGAGATAAGAAGACTCCTGAACAACGTAGAATGGAAGAAGCATTAGCAGGACTTCAGCAAGGTATTTACTGATGTTTGGATTTAATGATGGCAAAGTAGCCCAAAGTGAGATTGACAGTGGAGGTCTAAACTCACGCGGCAAGATGGAGAGCTGGGACTTTGGTGATAGCACCAGAGCCTTTGTATATGGATTGCTTGGTAAAGACTACAGTCGAGAGACATTAGAGCGTCAAGCTCGCGAGCGGCAGACAGAGCAATTCAATACCAGTGACGGAATCAGTGCACTGAACACCAAACTGACGCAGTATCGTCCTGGAACCACAATTACTCGTAAGGCTGGAGAATCCCTTGCGGATATGACAGCTCGTGGCAACTTGGAAGTTGGCCTTGGTCAAGCGATTGGTCAAGCAAAGATTACTAATCCTGAGGTTGACTTCAGTGGTGTAACCAACCTTCAAGAGCTGCAATCCCTGGTAGGTCAAGACAACCAACGGCAGACGGATGAGGCTACCAAGAAAGCCGATGCTCGCCTTGCTATAGAAGACAATCGTCATGAGCAGTCACGTCAGGATGCCCATAACCTGCGTGTGATGGACCTGGAGGGTCGCATTGCTTCTGAGCGTCAGCGCCTCCTGCAAGAGGAGCGTTCCGATAAGCGTAACCACGAGGCTACGATGCGTGGCTACGACAATCAGCTTGCTAGCTTCAACCTAGAGAATGCACGGATGATGCAGCAAGAAGAGAACCGTCGTGCAGACCGTAAAGAGAAAGCTCTCTACACACTAATCGCTAGTCTCTCCAACCTAGGTGCTTCGTTCTCTATCTGATCAAGAGTTCAGAGACTGCCACTGAGCCAGTGTCTCTTGTCCCAAAGTAATACGACGGTCACGGGATCCTTCGCTAGGACGGATGTAGTTGTCGTGCAGATAGCGAGAAGCATCGGCAATACTGCTAGTTCCCTTCAGCCCTTGTGCACTACCACCATTGGTCCACACATTGCCGTGGTTGGTTTCCATTTCATGCAGTAGGAATCCGGAGTTGCCTTCAAAAGAAGTAGGATCAAGTCCTTGCCCCTTTGTCCAATTCAAGAAGTTAGAGCGTCGTCCTTGTCCTTCACCAGTGTTAGTCCACTGAAGGTGACCATATCCTTTAGTACCATACCTGTTAGGTGCAAGCTCTTCCATATGTTGGAAGTCACCAGTCTCAACACGTAGGTGACCCACCAACGCAGCTGCTTGCTCAGGTGTATAGCCCTTACCTGTGAGAGTCTGCATATACTGCATAGAAATTTCACCACCAGATTTTTTACCAGTAGGACTTGGGGTACTGCTGCCTGGGGTACTGGAACCGGTTCCACTCTGAGTAGGTGGCTTCAGACCAGCCAGCTGACTTGTCAGTGTCTCAAGATAAGAAGTATCAGGAGCATCGGATTCATACGGTTTGTCACGCAGAGCTTGAATACGTGCAATTTCCTTATCAATTGCAGCTTTGGTGATTGAGTTCTCCGGCTTGTCTTTCTTGAGCATTAGTGAAGCTGCACCAACTACACCAGCTGCAGCCTTCATTTGAGCAGCAGGTTTCATAATTCCACGGATCTCTCTTTCCGTATCACGCTTAATGCGTTCTCGCTTCACATATTGATTAGCATCCAATCCAGCCTTAGCGACTTTTGCATCAGCTTGAAAGGCAGCTATCTTTTCTTCAGCTCTAGTTTCAATACCCTTTTTTGCAATCTCGTCATATTTAGGAGAGTATTCACGTGCAGACTTATATGCCTTTACTGAAGCATTTGCGCTAGCGTTACCCGCATTAATTATGTTGCTGAGAGTACTCATATCTACTGATCATTTTCTTCTATTGTAATTGCTTTGTAGAATATAGAAGATGGAATAAAAGTACCAATGGCAGAGCAAAAGGCACCAAGTATATCTACTGGTCTGTTTAATTTTCAGAACATAATGGATCAGTTCTACAAATGGAGTCCTAGTGACGACGAAGGTAGAGCTATGAAGAATACCTTCCAAGCCAATATGATCCAGGCGGGTTTTGACCAGCAGATGGCAAAGGATATGGCGTACACAAACGCCTTTATTTCAGGCCAGCAGATGGAGCAAGCTGCCGATCTGGAAATGCGTAATAAGCTGCAACTCATGAACGATGAGTTCACAAAAGGCATGACCAAGATGGGTGCTGAGTATGATTACCAGAGCAAGTTTGCAACGGACGAATCAAACCGTCGTATAAATGAAATGTCTCACAGCGGTGACCTGACTCAACGTCAAACCAAGCTGGAAGGTGAAATCGACATCTCCAAAATGAAGGAGCAGGGAATTCAGGATCGCCAGAACATTAACACTCAGGGCGCTGTTGACATCAGTAAAATTGGTGCACAAGGTATCCAGGATCGCCAAAACATCAACACTCAAGGTGACGTTGACATTAAGAAGATCCAGACCCAAGGTACTGAAGACCGTTCAACTCTGACCAAACAGCAAGAGTTGGGTGAGCTTGATCGCAAGCAACAGAGTGGATACGCACGACGTATGGCAGGTATGTTCTGATGACTACAACTACAGCAAAGGGTGGCAAGGTATATCTGACTTATGTAGATCAGTGGCTGGATACACTTCCTGCTGCTGAATCGGAAGAGTTTAGAGAATTTGCTGAGATAACTCCATCTATTATTGAAATTTGGGTATATGCTGGAATTCTGAAATACCCTGGGACATTTAATGACTTGTCTCGTTGGGTGAAGATGAAGTTCAAGAAGTTAAACCGCCGTGAAATCCTTAATTCAGAAATTGCTCTTCTGCACGCTGATATTCAAGAACTGCGGATGGCTATCACTTCTGGTGAGATTAAAGGTGATAATGGTTGTGCTCGTCTTGCAGCCCTTGAGAAAGAACTCAGAAGTCATATCGAAACCTCAGACAAAATGAACAAGAGCACCGACAAGCGAGGGCTGATCCTTGCAGGTGCTGACCGTGTGATGCGTGAGATGACTAACATCTTTAAGGACGATCCACAGTTTGCTGAGCCTATTGAGAATGCAATCAATGCAGTCTGGTCCAAGCTGTACAGCGAGGTGACACAAGGGTAATGGCTAACACTGCAATCACTCCTGAAGGCGTACTAATCGACCTTACTTGCACTCATCAAGGATGCATTGTTGAGGAGAAAGAAGGCAAGTACATCTGTCCTTGTCATAAAGCTGAGTTCGACTTAGAAGGACGCGTCATTAAAGGCCCTGCTAAGAAAAATCTAGAGGTACTTGGATAATGGCTGGCGGGTTTGGTGCTCCAATTAGTGCCCCTGCGGAGGTTGAGTATCAACCGTATGACGGCGACAGTATGTCTCTGCTTGAACTCCGTAAGGAGATGGCAGAGTCACAAGGCATCGAAGCTATTGAAGGTGTAGATAGTGCAGCACTGCAGATCAGAGATAGAGCTGCTCTAAACGCAAAGTTCCGTCTCCCATCTGCAGGACCAGATCAACGGTGGACTCGCTCAAAAGAAGAAGATGCTGCACTTGAAAACTATGCAAAGCGTGTTGCCTATGCAACCACTCGTGAGCAGAACAAAAAGCAGGAATACAAAGGCAAAGCAAAAGCGCAACAAATAGAGCGTTCCCTTAAGTCCTTGAATGAGGCATACATCAGTAGAGGTCAAGCGCTTCAAACATATAAGAATAAGAAAGAAGACGCTTATATCAAGAACTTTGCAAGAGAAATGCTTGGTATGGGCAAGGATCTATACAACTAGTCGTTAGACTGGGGACACTAAGAGAAGTAATAGATGGCAATTGCAAGTGCAGCACTCGCTTATAAGCGTAGTGCGTTGATGACAGCTACCAAAGTAACGACGAAGCCACCTTCAGAGGAGGTGCTTAGGGCTCGTGATGACTTCATCGATTTCTGCAAAGCAATGGGTAAACCTCCAGCAAACCATATGTTGGAGTGGCACAAAGAACTAGTAACAGGAGTTGATAGCGAATGCTTAATGGGAATCGGCGGACCAAACACATCGATCCTCGCGCCACGCGGATCTGCGAAAAGCACTGTCCTTGGTTTGTTTGCAGCTTGGATGATCGGCCGACATGCCGCTGCCAAGAAGATGCTGCGTATTCTGTATATCGCTTATATGGTGGACATTAGTCGTGCAAAGTCAGCAACGATTAAAGGCATCCTCACCTCAGCGAAATACAGAGAAATATTTCCAATGGTTCGCCTATCTAAAATCAAACGATCAGACGAATACTGGTCGATCGACTACGACTTTGCAGGTATCGATACCGCTGGGGAAGAAGCATTCACTATTGCGTGTGGTGGTCTCAAAGGTGCAATTACCTCAAAGCGATCCCAACTTGTTCTTATTGATGACCCTATCAAGTCTGCTGCTTCCATCAACAATCCGGATATTAGGAGAGAGATGGAACAGACGTGGTCTAACGTTATCGCTCCTACGATGTTCCAAGGAGCGCGGGCCATCTGTCTTGGAACTAGGTTCCACTTTGACGATGTACACGCCACGTTATTTGTTCCAAAAAATAATTGGAAGCAAATTATTCAAAAAGCAGTCATAACTGACGCTGAGGGCAGACAGCGTTCGTACTGGCCAGAGTTCTGGTCAATGAAATATCTGAATGAACGTAAGCAAGAAGACCGTGTTGCATTTGCGTATCAGTATCTAAACACAGCCGTACAAAGCAGTGAAGTCGGTATCTCTCCTGAACTGATTGTGAAAGGTGAGGTGCCTGAAGACTATGACTGCTTAGGAGTAGGCATCGACCTTTCTGCAGGTATGTCTGAGAAGAACGACTGGACAGTATTTACGTTAGGTGGAATCAAGGACGGGAAGATCTATTTGATTGATCAACGTCGTGCTCGGACGATGGGGAACATTGAGAAGATGGATACCCTCTGCGAAATGCTTGCGGACTGGAACATCCTTCAAGAAAATGATGAAGGTCAATTTTTCCCAAGTATGTCGCCATGCGTAATTTGGCCTGAAGCTGTTGCTTATCAGAATTCATTTGAAGGTGACTTTAAGAGAATTATGTTTGATCAGCGTGCGCTGTATAACCTCCACTGTAGTCCAGTCAAAGGCTTCAAAGGTGACAAGTTAGCAAGACTTCGTGGCGTACTTGGTCTATTTGAAAACAAAAAGATTGTCTGGAATAAATGGCGTAAGTGGGATGTTCTTGAAGATGAGCTACTTAACTTTGGTCATTCTCAACACGATGATGCTGTTGATTCAATGGTCCTTACTATAGGAGGATTGTTGAGACGAGGAAGTTTGCAATTACAGTACAATGAAGACAGTTTGTAATTAGCCGTTAATAACTATGGCTCAAGCCAATAACAGAAATCAACAGACAAAAGCACGATCTGACGCTAAATCTCGTGCTCAGCGTCATACACAGATTCGAAATGAAATTGCAAATGATTCAGCACGGACTGCTGAGCGGCTGAATGGTCTAGATCGAAGCAAATATGATTTGTCTGGATACAGTGATGCTGATATTGTCAGGTCCTTTAAAGGCGGAACTTTTGGAGATGAGGACTACGCACGTTTGACAGGTAAGTCAGCATCACCATCCCCAGCACCCGCTCCTGCACCAGCCCCCGCTCCAGCTCCTGCACCAGCCCCTGCACCGGCACCGGCACCAGGCCCCGCTCCAGCTCCACCGTCGCCAGTAGTAGATCTACCAATACCCCTGCCTACAAATCCTCAACCAGGAGGACCGACTCCCCCTCCGGTTAATTCAGTAATTACTCCAAGCCCAGGTAGCAATAATGCAAGTGCAGCAGCAAACGCCAACGCTAACCAAAACGTCACTTCTGGAAACATTGATGGTGATATCACTGTTGGTGATATCGATAATACTGGTGGATATATCGGACAGATTGGGCATACGAACAACAGTGTGAACATCAACTACAACAAGGCAAATGCCAACGCAAATGCCAATGCTGGTGGTAGCGGTGGCGCCGGCTCCGGCAACGGAAGTGAAAACTGGTCTGGTCCCGATAATGACCCACTTGCAAACTTGATGGGTGGTATGGCGTATCAAGCACTGAACACCAATGCTTGGCATCGCTCTCAGTCAGCCCTTAATGGACGTGATCGTGCCGCCCAGGCTGTTGCTCTAAACAACACTCTGTCTAATAGTAGAGAAATCAGCGCTGGTTATGCTCAACGTGCAGCCAACGGTACCGATCGTATGTACAGGCTGGCTCAAAATCAGTGGGCAGACACAATGGGTGATACCTGGCGCTATCAGCCTCCTAACTGGGTGATGCCTCAAGCACCTAAAGAAATCACGTCAAACGTGAATCAACTGACTGAGGATGCATACGACCGTATGGGTGGTTAATCGGCGCTAGACTGTAATTAAAATAGGTCGCGTAGATGTCTATTGTTAATAACCAATTTCAGGAAATAATCCAAGCTGCTAAAGAGCGAAGAGGGGACCTAGCAATCGACTCAATGATTGTTAGCTCTCATCTGGCTCAGATGCGTCTGTTCATCCTGCGACGTGGTTTAGAGTTCTACTGCGATCAAGACAGTTACGGCAAGCGTAAGGAATTTCTAGCCAAGGTCTACGAGACTAATATGTTGGAGATGAAGCTGGAAAGCATCATCGACTATTTCTTGTGTGATGGCCAAGGCCTGTTCTACTTCCGTCCGTCTGGTGACACCTATCAGCTGTTCTACTTCCCTAAAGATCAGTACCGCTGCTACAGAGATCAGAACGGAGAAATTGAAAGTGTTGTCCTTATCTACAGCTTTAACGTTAAGGAGCCGTCACTGCAAGATATGTATGGCACTCCCGGTAAGCGGGGTGGTAAGAAGAAGTTTATTCGACTGAAAGTATATAAAGACCGTATTGAGCAGACTATCTCTGACGAGAAGATTGAGTTTGAGAATGAAGGTGGATTGCCTAACCTGACTCAGCCAGGACGTACAGAGACACTTACAAATAGCTTGGGCTTCATTCCTGCTGTTGAGGTATTCAACCATCTGGACTGCACAGGAGAAGCTACCGGTAGTGGAGAGTTTGACTGGCTTGCACACCAGATCCTGTTCCACGATGAACTGGTGCGGAATATCCGTAAGAACATGAAGTTCTTCGGTAACCCCACGTTGGTCTCCAGCCGTCCTAAGCACGACATTGTGGAGAGTGGTGATGAGCAAGCTATGCGTCCCACCATCTCTAGTCAAGCTGGCTTCTTCGCACAGGACAGACCAAGTACAAGAGTATCGCAGCCGTTTGGCGGTGCCTCACCTCTGGACGGTCAGATCAAAGTTCCACGGGTTATTGCAAACCTAGAGCCGACTGATCGTGTCAGTTATATGACGCCTGACTCTGTGTCAGGTGACCAGAATATGTACGTTAAACAGTACCGTCAGGAAATCCGCCTGGCACTTGGTGGTGTTGACGACATCGATATCAACGTTGCTGGTACTGCCTACGAGAGTAAAGCTCTCTATGGACGTGTCTCAGCTACAGCAGATAAGAAGTGCAAAGCTCTCTTTGACTTTGGACTTTGCCGCTTGTTTGCAATGATGATTCGGCACGAAGAGTTCCTATTCCAGGAAAGCTTTGCTCAAGCCATTGGTCTAGAGAAGCCGATGATTCCTCTGATCGAGGATTATGAACAGCAGCTGGCTGAAGATCCAGAAGCCTTTGAAAAGGCAATGGAGAAATACACGAAAGCTAAGATTAAGTTCGAGAAGAAAAGAGCCGAAACCTTCCGTGTTATGCTAGAGGCAGGAGAAATCCCACCTAATGTTGTTGGATTAATCCCTGACGGCAGTGCCCGAGTTGCCTGGCGTCATACCGGACAAATCTTTGAAGAAAGTTCAGAAGACATCCTGCAAAACAGCATCGTCGTCCGAAACCTTCAAGAGCTTGGTGTTGATTCAATTGAAGCACTCAAGTATATGTTCCCCGGTAAGACTGATGAAGAACGGTCCGCCATGTTGAGCGGTTTCCCCTTCCGGATGGTCCAACAAACTCAACAGTCTTTCAACCAATTTGTAGGCTTACTTCAAAGCCTTTATCAACTACCGCACCCACAAGCACCAGGAATGCCATTGGCTGCGGATCCGAACCTTGATATCACAGGGTTCCTATATAGATCACTCGAATTTTTACGTAAGGAGTTAAGTTACAGTGGAAGGTTCATTTCAGACGCCGACGACATCAAGCCCCCAAGCCTCAGCGATGCCGACCGCATCCGTAGCCAGCGCGGCACCTCAGTACGCGACGAACGCCCCGTCACCCTCCCAGGTGTCGGCTCCAACGGCAACACCTCAGGCACAGGTGCAAGTGCCGCAAATGCCGGGTTACCAGCAAGCGGCGGCCCCGCAATATTCGGAACCCAGCAGTCAGGGGAATCCATGGCAGCAGGCATTCCAGGCGTTGAGCGCAAGCCTGAATACGCCCAATCAATCCCAGGCCCAGGTAGCACCCTCGGCTTATCAGACTCCGACACCTCAGGTACCTACCCAAGCAGGTTGGGGCTCACAGGCACCGAGTCAGCAGTACAGCTACGCCGCCCAGGCAACCCCGACTTACGCTCCCCAAGCTTCAACCCAGGGCTATACGGAGCAGGAAGTATCCAGTCTTCTGGCTCAACAGGCCCAGCAGATTCAAAGTCAGGTCGCAAGCCAAAGCGCAAGTGACGCTTACCTGAGCTCTATCTCTGATGTCAGCTTGGAAGTTCTTGAGCACTTCGGTGCTGAAGCTCCCGCTCTGCTGAACAACTACGCCTGTGCTGTTGAGGATGCCCTCATCGAGCAAGTGCAGCGTGGCCAGCATATGAACCTGATGCTTGATGCAGCTGGTGAAGAGCGTGCAGCAATGAACATCATGCTGACCGATCCTGACATCCTTGCTGATTACGTCAACGACTTCTTCGGTTATGACGGACCTTATCCCGTCGAAACTCCTGAAGAGCAAGCAGCTCGTGAACAGTCGGAGTATCGCCAGCAACTTGAGCAGGAAATGGATCAGTACGAGCACGACTATGCCGTTCCTCAGAATTTCCAACGTCCTCAAATGGATATGCCGGTCCCTGGCCAACGTCAGAACGCCGCTACCAGCTTCTGGGGTGACTTTGGTGCAATGATGGACAACAACCCTGAAGACGCTTGGAAGTACCTCTCACAGGCTCCCAACGCTGCCTTCCAGAGCAAGATGCTCGTCCAAGACTATTGATCAGTCTGAGGGGGTAGTTAACAGCTATCCCCTAAAATAGTATTAACGAACGATAACCAACAATGGCACAGCGTATCCAAAGTTACGACCCTACAATGGCCGCCCCTTACGCACAGGGCGTATTGAACGAATCATCGGCTAACCGTGGTATTCCCGCAATGAATAGCGGCGTGCCTCCTATGTCAAATATGGATGATGGCGGTGCATACACCAAACCCTATGTGAATGCTCAGCCTCAGCGTCAAGCGGAGTTCGCACTTCAACAGCATATGCAAAACGTTACGTCTGCTCGCCCTCAAGCTGCAGCTAATGCAATGGGTGCAGTTCGTAAGCAGACTGTGGATCAAGCTTCTGCTGAAGAGCGTCCGAAGCAGTTTATGAACGCCAAGATGGCAGATGTTATTTACGAAACATCGGGCGGCGGTGCATTAATGAGGATGAACTCAGTGCTGCAGTCCCCAGAGCGTAAAGCATTCATTGATAGCATTGCATCTAGCCGTGCAATGTATCCAACTGATACACCTGAACTTGGACAATATATCCGCGAAGCTAACCAATACGGTTGATTGATTCTCTATAATTAAGAGAGTCGTAATACCGTTATCTAGTGTTAAGAAAAGCAGGCGATAACCCCGCTGCTTCTGATCCTGAGGTTTACCAAAGTATCTGGAAGCACTTACGTAGCGACGGAATACCGGATCAAGCTGCCAATCAAATGACAGCCGAGATGCTCACTCACGGTGAGGATTTTGATAGTTCAGTGGAGAAATATCAACGGTATTACGACAATTACAAAAGCAAAGGTTTCAACACTCACGCTGCCCAATCTATGGCAGTTGAAGCATTAGAAGGCAGAGAAGAAGCCCCAAAAGAGTCAATGAGGTTCGCTAGACTTAACGGGTAGATTTACATATAGCTAGAGTGAATAATATACCAAGTGGCCTTGATCCAGAAGGCGTAAAGATTGCTCAACGTGGTAATAACTGGGGAGCAGCAGATCAAAAACGTTATGACGCCTGGCTGGCACAACAGACAGCGACAACAACAACAACTACGACTGGTCCATCACCAGAAGTTGAAGAACTAATGCTGGGACCAGCTTATGACGGATGGGGTGAAGATCTGTATGACGATGGTGTGATCACATACTCAGCTAAACGGAATAGTGATTTCGATAAAGCATTTAGACGGCTTGAACGAGAGCTTGGTATTGACACTCAACGAACTCGTCGCAAGCACGCTGATGTCGTCTGTATGTACGATGATGAATTAATCAATGGTAGATACGCCGGACAGTGCCGCTTTAAAACTCGCGGAAATGGTAAGAAGTATCAAGAGATTGAAGTAGCAGAAGGACGCTGGTGGTCACAGTCAACTGTTGTTCACGAGATTGGTCACGCTCTTGGGATGGATCACCCTGACGATCACAGTCGCAAAGACACAATTATGAGCTACGGCGCACCAGGAGACCTGCCTTGGTTTACAAGTTTAGACATCAAAGTTCTTGACTATTTGTATTAGCCAAGACCTACAATAGTGTTGACAGAGGTATAATTAAGCGTTAGAATTAGCATATACAAAGTATAAAAAACCTATGAGTACTCGTCTTCACGGAGATTCCGTGCGTTCTTATCTGCGTGACATTGGCCGTATTCCTCTCCTTGAACATGACGAAGAGATTCTTCTTGGTCGACAAGTGCAGCGATTGATGCAGCTTGAAGATAAACGCAAAGAGTTGGAAGATCAATTACAACGTTCAGTTGATGATGCAGAACTAGCAGGACATTTCGATCATGACTATAAAGGAATCCGTCGCGAGCTACGAGCCGGTACAAAGGCCAAAGAAAAGATGGTTACAGCGAACCTTAGACTCGTCGTCTCGGTGGCCAAGAAATATACGAAGAGGAATATGGAACTCCTCGACATTATCCAGGAGGGCACCATCGGTCTCGTCCGTGGTGTTGAAAAGTTTGACCCTAGTCGTGGCTATAAATTTTCTACTTATGCTTATTGGTGGATCCGCCAAGGGATCACCCGCGCAATCGCTGAGAAATCGAGGGCGATCCGCCTACCAATCCACGTTACAGAGAACCTCAATAAACTTAAAAAAGCCCAGCGTGAACTAAGCCAGTTGAATGGCCAGATGCCTACTCTTCTAGAGCTGGCTGAGTACCTAGAGCTGAAAGTCGATGACGTTAAGGATCTGATGTGCAAAGCCCGTCAGCCTACTTCTCTTGAAATCAAAATTGGTGAGAACCACGACACTGCACTGATCGATCTGCTTGAAGACGAAAGTCAGCTGCCAGACCTGCTGCTTGAAAAAGAATTCATCAAATCAGACATCCAAGAACGTATTGCTGAACTGCCTGAGATGCAGGCCGCTGTCATTAGTATGCGTTACGGAATCGGCCCTGAGTTGAAAGAGCCAATGTCAATGACTGCTATTGGACAAGCATTGAATATGAGCCGTGACCGGGTACGGACACTTGAGAATAAAGCTCTTCGTTCACTGCGTGAGGAAGACAATCTGCTTGCTGAATATCTCTAATAAAATAGAGATAAAGAGCTGGTCACAACATGGACGTAACAGATCAAATTCTCAGGTTTCACGAACTGTACGGTGGAAGTGACAACACTAACGCTGATCGGGTAGCGGCTTCATATTCCATTAACTATGCACACGGCACTTCGATCAATAACCCGATCGAGGTGTCTTTTACGTCTATTCCTTACACAATGAAATTTAAGGATAGCGTAGGACTGATGGGTGTCGAGAATATTTTCTATAAAGTCAACCTGAACATAGATAATGTACGTGGTTGCATTGAGGACGAAGGATATGAATGTATGAAGGTAACGTGGGTTGACGAACTAGATCCAGGCTGGGAAAGTGCTTTAGCAGACTTCTCCAAAGATACGTTGCCTATCTACAACTTTTACGAACCGGCACGTGTAAGTTCAGATCTACCTAAGTTCCAGTGCCCACGATGTTCAATAAGTGTGAACAACATCGGTACTGGCAACAAGTGGAATGACGACTGGCTTGACGTTCGTTTGTACGACCAAAACAAAAAGCCAATCGCAGAAGATAGCTTCTGGATTAACGCAAAGAGTTCGTTCTATATCGGCTTCCACGCCAGAAACACCCGGCGTTTGCCATTTAATGTAGAGATAAAAATAGGCGAGCAATATAAGCCCGCCGATCAGATTAAGCAATCATCGTGTGGCGCAGTTGCCTGTGGCTGTTAGTCACGCTCTTCTTCTGCTGAAGCACTTGAGATTGGAGGTGCAGGTGCGGGAGCTGGAGCTGGCGGAGGAGGAGCAGGAGTGTTGCCATCAATTGTGGCTTGATTCAGCACCTTGTAGAACCATTTGGCATTACGTGCTTTAACGCGAGGTGCAACGTACTCTGCAACAACGATACCTGTTGCTATGTCATAAACACCAACACGTTCTACTTGGCTCTGCTCAGAAAGAATAAGTGCTAGCGGGTCTCCATCATATTGAATACGAAGACGCGTCCCAAAGGTGCAAGGCACTAGCAGCTCGTACGGTGATCCTTCAATTGTAAATTTGGCACCAGAGATATAGATCTTTTGATTTGCCTTACGATCCCACCACTTAGGAAAGAAGTGCACATTTCCTTGAGGCGGGGGAACCAAAGTAAGAGCAGCAGAAGCCGCTTCAGGAGAGTGGTCTTCAATCCTTTTAAAACCTACCAACTTCAGAGATTCGGCCATCTAATTAATTAATTCACCTCTTTCTATTGTACTCATTATTCTGAGCGTTTTCGCCAGCACAAGTTTTCAGCTGAACAGTTAGCTTTATTGCCATCTTTGTGATGAATAATTGAGCAGCCCCGTTGCCTACCTGGTTTGGTAGGAGGATTATCTAAGAATGCTAGAGCTACAAGTTTGTGCACAGGTACAGTGACAGCTTTCTTCCTGCCTATTCGTTGGGTAAGGTTAACTACGGGATAGCCATTAGCACTTGTCTTGGGTTTAAGAATTCGCTCAATAACTCCTTTAGTTGATTTGACGTGACCGTGTTCATTGACGTAATATTCAATGCAGCACTCAAATCCAGCGAGGGTATGAACAGGTACCCATTTTTTGCTATCAATGAATTCCATAAAATATTGGGATACTGACCCTATTCTAGTGAATTAGTATTTATTATTTTAAGTATGCGGCAAGTAAGTTGCCCATAAAACCTTTATAGCTTTGGAGCATTACATCCTATGTGGATCGATAATGATTTTCCGAAGCTTCTTGGTGCAGAGCTGTACCGCCCTCACCCGGCTTACATCATTGAGATGGCAGTCGAGCCTGTGGTGGTTCATGACTTCAGTAAGCAACCGGGCCAGACCGTTCAGCTGGACCGCTATCGCTTCTGGGGCAAGCCTGGAACCAAGGAGTCTCGGGAACGTACTGCAGATCAAACTCTTGGTTCCGCCTCTGCACGGAACATTGTTAAGGACAAGGTTCTTGTGACTCTGCGCGAGTACACCGGCCCCGCCGACACTCGTGACGCCACTCAGCCTTCGACCTTCAAAGTTGCGAGGGAGACCCTGATTACTGCTCAGCGTCTTCTGCTCGACACCGGAAACCTCAACGTTTTCCACCAGTCCATCGGTTCGTTGACCCTGCTCGATGACTATCGCCGCTGGCGCGACCGGGTGTTCGCTAATGAACTCCTGAAAGCTGAAGCCTGTGGTGCTGCATCGGAAGAAAAAGGCGGTTACTACCTCCCCGGCGGCAAAGAAAAAGGCGGCGTTGGTGGCACCCTGGGTGTGACCTATGACGCTGGCGAGTCTGCCAAGTTCGATGTCACCACTGACCTCCTCGAAGTGGTCAAAGATATGCGTAAGCGGAACGTGCCTACGTTCGCTGACGGTTACTACCGCTGCATCTGTGACCCCACCGCGATGATGCATCTGCGTCAGAACAGCGACTTCCGTGAAATCGCTCGTTATCCGGGTCAGGGAATCATCAACCCGATGAACCCCATCCAAGGTCCCTCCGCGAACTACTTCCAAGGAATGGGTCCTGCCTACGGTCAAGCCGGCTTCGTTGCTGGTCAACCCGTTATGCCGACTGGCTTCCTCTTTGAGGGTGTCCGTTGGTTTGAGTCCACCAACCTGCCTGAGACTCACTACAACCTCATCGTGACTGACGAAGATGCTGCTGCCCAAGACTATGGTGCTGCTCAGTTGATCTTCTTTGGTCCTCAGGCTGTAGGCGTCGGTATTGGTGGTAACAACGCTCAGATCCTGCTGAATAACAACGATGACTTCTCTCGTTTCATCATCATGATCTGGAGTCTGTTCGCCGGTTTTGAAGTTCTCAATAAGGACTTCATCACGGTTGGTTACTCTTTCGTTTATTGATAGGAGAACTAACTAATGGCTAAACAACGCGATTACTACACCTGCTTTAATGCAGAAACCCGCCGTGATTGGAACAATGTGATCCTTCCCGGCAACTATGTCACTCACCTGAACGCTTATCGCGATCAAGGCGTGACTGCTATCCCCGGCGTGAACTTCTTCCGCCAAGTCGGTGCTGTTGTCATCACCCCTGAAGACAACTGCGGCTCTCTCCTCGATGCCAACGGCGAACTGCCTGCTGGTACCTACGCGGTGAAGATCCTCAGCCCCGACCTCCGTCCCGACGACAAGCCTCGCCTCGATCGTCCGATGACTGTGCCTGCTGGCGCAACCATCTACCGCACGGCTGTGAACGCCATCAACCTGACCGGTGTTCCTGATGCCGCGACTGGCGATATGGCCGGTGGTGACACCATCACCGTTGCTCAGACGGCTGACTCTGTCGGCACTATTCCCGCAGCTCAAGCGGCAATCTTGACCTCTTCTGACGGTACCGCCGTCGACGGCTACTGCTCTGAGATCCCTGCTGGTTACTTCAACGCCTGTGGCGCTGTTGCAGCAGATCCCTTCGCTGGCCTGTCTGGCCTGACCCAGCTGGTCAAGGACTGCGATCCTACGGTTAACCAGGACGTTCTCGTTGCCGTCACAACCGGCACTGCGCTGAAGCCTCTGTGCTACTGCGGCGGTGGCTCCGGTTCCGCCAACGCTGACCCCGATAACGGTCAGACCGCCATCTTGGTGGAAGTGTGCTTCTTCATGGATGCACCTGCTCCCGATAGTGACGACGTGCACCTGCCCTTCCCGATTGAAGCTGGTCAGTCCCGTAACTGATAATCAATCAATGAATCAAGAGCCTCTACAAAGGGGCTCTTTTTTTGTGGCTATAATCGAGTGAGAGAGAATTTTAGGGTACATTTATGACTCAAAATAATGGTCTGTTTCAGGATACAAAGACCGGTAAACTCGTAGAGTTTATTAGCAAGCACGACAAAGAATTTGCAATGATTCGAGACGCTGGTGGTGTCATTAGCTACGTCACATTGGAACAGCTCGTTCCTTACAGCAAAGAGAAAGGACGTTTGGAAAAAGTGGCAGCTCCTGAGACTACCCCTGCTCCTGAGGAGGAAGCACCTAAGACTCCAGTGCCTCTCGAAGATACTCGACTGAATTTGAACACAGCTACGGCTGAAATTATTTCCAAGCGACTGCCTGGTGTTGGCTATGCAACCGCTAAGCGCATCATTGAACTGAGGATGTCACTGTCCGGTGAGCGCTTCAGTAACCTTAAGCAACTTGAGAATATCCCTCGGGTCAATTGGGAACAGCTGATTGAAGAGGACCTTATCTTCATTAGTTAAACTAGATATATCAATTGATAAGTAAATATGGCCCTACCAACGCCAGAAGAAGTACTTGCGTATCAAA